TTGTTTCTCAGTTTCAGAAATATAATAATTTGTTTTTGGTTTTAAAGACAAAAATACTTTACCATAAACTGGAGGAGATTCTTCTTCACCACCCCAAACTGATAGTGAATCAACTGATGGATAGTTTTTTCGTATGTACGATTCATAATCTTTTGTTGTAATCAAACGATTTTGTGTTGCGTATTGTGCAGCAGAACCAAATTTAATCGAATCTACAGTTTCACGTTCCGCACCACCAGCCGCTGATGAAATTGGTGTGACTGTGAAGTTGGTTAATGTTTCTGCCAAACTGTCTGATAGTGTTAATGCGCCAACAAAATTATTTGCTTTATTTGCAGATACACCATTCGTTAACAAATAAGATACACTAACAATACCACCATCAGGTATTGACTTACCAATAACATCATCACCAAAATAAATTTGATACTGCCCACCCTTAGACTCTTGCAGATAGAAAACTTCTGAAGTGGATGTGATATCAACAACATTCGTCACTAGAGTATAAACAGAAACACTTGTACTGACAGCAGATGGTGCTACGGCAACTTTAATAGTTGTAGTATCAATATTGGTATCTGGTAATGTAAAAACTTGTTTTGGATTAGTAGCTTGATTATGATTAAAACTGTAGGTGATTAATTGACCTTCAGAAATATCTAAATTTTCAAAATAATAAGAACTGTTCGCTTTTGTTACTGTTGTATCTTCCAAAACAACAAAGTTATAAACTTTACTATCAATCTGATTAGATAAGAAAGAGTACCCTGCAGGAATAGTTAATGTTCCATCGGTTGCGGTTGGAGAATTTACTAAGAAATTGATTCTTGCGACTGGTGCCTTCATTGAATGTGGAACATAACCTAAAGTCTTGGCATGAGAAACTACTGAATCACGCAGTAATGCGGTATCCAAAAATGATTCATTTGCAACCATATTGAGGTAGTAGGCATTATAATGTGTGTTATATGCCAAGATATCAAGCAACACATTCAAGCCTGACCCCTCAAAGTCATAGTCTGTGAATTGTGATTGTTGATTTAGGAATGTCTTTAGGTTTAACTTGATGGTATCAAAATCAAGTTCCGTAACTCTTAAACGGTCTGCCATGTTATCTAATCCGTTCTAGGAAAAAGTTAATCTTAATTGGGTCTGGATTGTTTATCACAAAAAATTCCATTATTACTTTATATCCGTTTTCATCAAGTGCGGGTGTTGCAATAATTGAAGAAACTTGAACTCTAGGTTCAAAATTATTAATAGTTTCTTCAATTTCTCTTTCAATTTGCGCTGCCAAAATAACATCAACATTTTCAAACAGCATTCTACGGATATTTGACCCAACTTCAGGTTGGAATGGTCGTTCAAAATGGTTAGTCAAAATCAAATTTTTGACTGAATTTATTACTGCATTTTCAGCTCTATGTGTATTGATATCTTTACGAATTGGATGAATCATAAAATTCAAATCCAAATCAATATAATTTCGTGTGGAATCTATGTTAGTTGTGGCCATTTTCTATTTATCTCATCCGCCAGCAAAAACATTTGATGAACCTGCTGCAACTGATGTGCATCCTGACAATGCATCACCAACTCTTCCCGCACCTTTTCCATTAACAAAAACAGAACCAGAACCTGATGCAATTGGTGCCGCATGGGCGGGACAGGGAGAACCTGGCAATAAATGTGTTGTGTTACTATCACCTTGTCTTGACCAGGGAATTCCATTAACAAAAACATCTCCAGAACCGGCGGCTCTAGTCATACCCGAACAATGAGCCACATCTGCATCACCTATTCTTGTTGCTGCTGGCACGTTCTTTCTCCATTAGTAGTTGTAATCTTTCGTTCCATTTTTCAATTTCCTCATGTTCTTCATGTGAATGTGGTGCATCTGGAATCTCAGGTATAAATTTAATTACATTATCAAATATTTCAGGTATATCTTCATAGTTAGTATAAGTTTTTAACTCACCATCCACCAACAAAACAAATTCGTGAGCCATGTTAGTTCAAATCAATCCTTGGTGCAGTTACTTTAAAGTTACCACCAGAAGTCCAAGTTGTTGTTCCACCAACATCCATTTTAAAATTACCACCTACTGTTGAAGTCATATTGCCACCAATTGTTGCGGTAACATTTTGACCTACTGTAGCTTCTACATTTTTATCAACTTTGACATATGCATTTTCTTTCACATAAATTTTAGCATCACCTTGGACTGTAATTAGACACTTACCCATAATGTAAACTCTATCATCTCCCATTATGATTTGGTAATTATCTTTAGTGACTTTTTCAACTTTGTCACCATCGGGAAACCATTCTTGGAAAGAACCACTTCTGTGTGCAAGGTGTATTCTTTCTTTTTCTGGTGTGTCATCAAATTCTAATATGTGACCAGATTCGGTTTCTTTTACATTGTTGTATGGGTAAACTGTGCCGTATTTTGTTTCTGGTTCATCCCATGTAACACTAGTGTTGGCAGTTGGAATACCTTTTACACGATTGTCTTTTCGTTCTTGTATGAATGTTTTGGTTATTGTTGTTGCATCATTTCTTGCGATACGAGAAGTTGATGGTTCATCCAAAATTTTAGGATATGAATTTGCTTGAGGACTTTCTGTGATTACAATTCCAGTTCCATCAGTTTTATATGTTTTTGTATTTGGTGTTCTTGGTGCAGTCTTCAATTCTGCTGCAGTTCTTGGATCCGCAAATGCTTGTTGTGGATTAGATGCCTTCAAAGGAATGTTAGGTAAAATACCCATCATTACACGTTCTTGTGCGTTTTCTCCATCAATGAAGAATCCAATAACCATATCACCTTCTTTTGGTGCAAACACATCTGTACCATTTACAGGCAACAAAGGTTTTGCCCAAGGCAAGTCTTTTGTTGGAAGGTGCATTTTATTATCTGCATCCCAACCAACGCATCGTACTTGACATTGGCCCATCTTTAGTGGGTCATTTCTATTCTCAACGATACCAGTCCACCAAATGAACCCGTTTTTACCAGCAAAGTCTTTATCTTTTTCCATATTAATAATTCAAAATTTCTTTTACTTGATTGACACTTGCTTGAGGAATGAAAGGCACATTCGTTGATGTTGATGCAACTTCAATAACAGTTTCGTGTTTGTCGTAACCAATCATATGTCTAGTAGCAATGATTAAATATTTACCACTTACTGTTTCATCGGAGTTTTCTCCACCTTTTTCTTTTTTACCAAAGTTTGGTGCAATTACATTTACATTGAAACCTGAAGTCAAATTGAAGTTACCAGGCATAGTCAATTTTATTCGTCTACCCATCAAGTTGGCTAGAATTGCTTTTCTTTGTAATAGATAAGATTCTGTATTGTCTTCTTTAGTTAATGTTGTTGGTGCTTTTTCTTTAATGTAAGAACTAAACTGTTTTGCAGCACTAAAGAAACTTACTGTTTGTTTAGAATCAAACATTTCAGTACTATCTTTACCATCACGGTTAGGTACAGCAGACATAGTTGGGTTTTCGTTGGCATGTTTCATTGAAGAAAACACATCACCAAAACTAACATTTTTCTTTGATACTGTTCCTGTTGTTGGGTCAAAACCAACAAACTTGGCAGCATTAACACCAGACCTTGCCTTGTCAATGCCATCAGTTTGTGCAATAATTTCTAATGACCTTGCACTACTAATCTCAGACATTGGATTACTTTTTGGTTGATTTTTAGGTTCAAATCTAATATCAAGTAAATCAGGCTTTGTCAACAAATTGGAAAGTGTTGCAAAATTATACCCTAACAAATTTTGATAGAACATAAAGTTTGGTGCCTGTTTAACATCAACGGCCCGTTTTGCACACCATTCAATTGCCTCAAAAGGTCTTAAATTTGGTATTGCAATTTTTCTAATTCCGTATGATACATCAAAAACACCACCGCCATTGTTGTTTGGTATTTTTAAATAATCTAAAAGAATTTTTTGAACTATCTCTGTATAAGTCAAATCATAAGATTGATTTATTTTTTGTTGGTCGGAATACATCAGTTCATCCGAAACAAAATTTAAAAGGAACAACTCACTATTTTGATTTTCATTTTTTCTATCAGATTGTTTGTATATACGAAATGATTTTTTAAAAACCGCAATGTCAGATTTTTTATCTTTGGCAATGTCTAACAATAAAGATTCAGAACCATCAAAAATTAACTTATCTGACAAACCATTTGCATCTCGTATCAATATATTTCCAGTCATTACTGGAGTCAACAGACTATCAAATATATTGATTTCTTCAAATATAGATGAGATATCAATGTTACCACCTTTGGTAACAAGAACCAATTCGTTTATATGAAACTGCGTGGAACGCTTGACTTCTAAGGTCATTGCTTAATTACCTTTTTGAATTCTTTTTCAATCTGTGGCACAAATTCTGGTTTCAACAAAATGATGTTTCTTTTTGATTCATTTTTTTCCATCTCATATTCATAATATGTTTTCTTTTCTTTTGTGATTGCTTGAGTAATTATGTTTCCACTCTGTAGAGTAATAGATGATGATGTTGCACCAACATTTGCATATGTGTTTGCATCAACTTGTAATCGTTCTTCAATTACTGTTCCGTCAGCCGATGTTCTTTTCACAATTTTATAACGTGAGTGTACATTGTTTATGTTCATTGCCCATGCAAGACCAGTTTGTACTGTTGTATTTGCGGCACCATTTGCAGAATATTTTGAATCAACATAACTGATGAAATTTTCATATTTCAAAGGCCAATCATACTGTGGGTCAATGATATCATTAAACATCAAAACAATCCAATGTCTCTCAGAGTTATCATAATACTTATGAGCAATGATTTCTGGTGTGTCAGAATCTTGTACTGAATACTTGTAAAATGCCGCAGAATTTTCTTTTAGTCTTTGTTCAAATCCAAATCTAGCAATAATGTTTGTTACAGTATCCAAACCACCAACATTTGTGTTGGCAGTATAAACTGTTTTTGGGAAGTAATTAAAAAATCTAGCCATTTATGTTATCTTCTTTTTATTGTTAATTTAAGAAACCTTTTGCATCTCTATTAGAACCTTCTCCTTTTTCACTACCTTTAAAATCATCTTTTGTAAGGAATGTTGTTTCTGTAAACTGTAACATCAATTGAATCGCAACAGGCATACCTGTTCTACCTAATGCAGGTTTGTTTTCACCTGGTACTTCATAGGCACTAAAACCATTAGGTGTATAATTAACATCTATCTGTTTTAATACTGTAGTTGCAATTGCAGGAATGTTAGGATTCATTGAACCTGCATAATAGAATTTAATATCAAACTCCGAAGGAGGAATTAAAAAACCTTCTGCGCCTTTGACTAATTCTGGTGCTTGATGAAATCTAAATCGTTCAATTATACGCTGAACTTCAAGTGCTTCTCTTTCATCTCTTGGATAAAAAGTAAATTCAAATTGAAAAGACCTAAAACCAGGTGATGAGTA